TAGAGTTTCTGGACACAGGCGACTGGGGGCCAGAGAACGAGTTCATGATGGTGTTGATACAAAAGTTTGACGAGCTCGAAAAAGCTAGTGACAATTTACGTAAGACTGGCTATTATGAGCACTGGCCATCAGATTATTATGAGGGTACAGTTTTAAAACGACAAGGCTATAGGAGATATAGACATGGCAAAAAAATTTCCGGATCTAAATAAAGATGGAAAAATCACCAAAGCCGATATATTAATGGGCAGAGGTGTAATTAAAAAAAAGAAGAAAAAGAAAACTTCTAAGAAAAAGAAAAACACTAAAAGGAGGGTGTAACTATGCCAGGAATGAAGAAAAAAGTAAAAAACGGCATGATGGGCATGAAGCGCGGTGGTGCTGTTAAAAAAGGTAAGAAAAAAGCTAAAAAGAAAACTATGAAAAAAAGAACTAAAAAAGCTATGGGCGGCATGATGAATAACAAAAGAGTTATGAAACGTGGCGGCGGCATGATGAAAAACAAGGACATGATGTAATGTCCAAGCGTCCGGGTTTATATGCAAACATCGCAGCTAAGAAACGTAGAATCAAAGCTGGCTCGAAAGAGAAGATGAGAAAAAAAGGAGCCAAGGGCGCGCCAACTGCAGCGAACTTTAGAAGAGCTGCACAAACTGCGAGAAAAAATAAATGACGAAACTTTGTCCCAGAGGTAAGGCTGCAGCAAAACGAAAGTTTAAGGTTTATCCTTCAGCTTATGCTAATGCTTATGCCTCTAAGATCTGTGCAGGGAAAATAAAAGATCCCTCTGGGGTAAAACGAAAAGACTTTCGTGGCAGCAAAGCCAAAGGTGGTTTGGTTGAAGCCACTAAAAGATTAAAAGCGCAAGGCTTAAAAAATGGTGGACGTGTGAAGAAAAAATTTGTAGCACGCGGTTGCGGTGCCATCATGCCAGGCAGATCAAAAGTAACAAAGGTTGCTTAGATGTCTGGGCACAAAGGGCTAGACAAATGGTTCAAACAAGATTGGGTTGATATAGGCTCCAAGAAAAAAGGTGGGGGCTTTGCAAAGTGTGGGCGTTCGAAACAAAAGAAAGACGCTAAAAGAAAATATCCAAAATGTGTACCAAGAGCCAAAGCTAATCGCATGACAGAAAGTCAACGTCGATCGGCGGTATCTCGTAAGCGAGCGAAGGCACAAGGTGTAGGTGGTAAACCAACAAACGTTGCAACATTTAAGAAAAGAAAAAAGGCAGCTGATGGAGGGTACATGGGTAGTTTTATTGATGTGCAGATTCCAGAGGGCAAGGGCACATTTAGACGTATTGGTAATCCATCTGTTCGAAACTATTATAAATCACTTGGTATTATTTAATGACAATCAATAGATCTCAGACGCGAAAACAAATTTCTAAAGGTAAATCTAAAATTAAAAAAATTATTAAAGGTTTGTCCAAAGCATCAAAGACACATGCGGCACAAGCTAAAACTTTAAAGAGTGTTTTGAAAAATGGCAAAAGATCCAAAAGTCGGAACAGGTAAAAAACCGAAAGGCTCGGGAAGGAGACTATACACAGATGAAAATCCGAAGGACACTGTACGTATTAAGTTCGCGACTCCGCAAGACGCCCGGAAGACTGTGGCGAAGGTCAAAAAGGTATCTAAACCGTTTGCGCGCAAAATTCAAATCCTAACGGTCGGCGAACAACGGGCGAAGGTCATGGGCAAAACACAGGTTGCGAATATATTTAAAAAAGGTAAAGAAGCTATTAGGAAAAGTCATGGCAAGAAAAAGAGATAAACAACCACCGAAAACAAAAAAGTATTTTAGGCCGACTAAAAAGGGTGCTGGTATGACGAAGGCAGGCGTTGCTAAATATCGTCGTGATAATCCAGGCTCAAAGTTAAAAACAGCTGTTACGGGCAAGGTCAAACCTGGGAGCAAAGCTGCAAAGAGACGTAAATCATTCTGCGCACGTAGTGCAGGACAAATGAAAAAGTTTCCAAAAGCTGCTAAAGACCCTAATTCTAGACTGCGTCAGGCTCGTAAACGATGGAAGTGTTAGATGATCTCATGTGTAAACATTGCGAACACAGCTGTCACTGCGGTAACGGAGGCTCGTGCAAAATTGAGGATTGTGACTGCAATAACTGCGAACATAATGCTCTTGACGAGTTTTGGAGGAGACTAGATGCCACTAAACAAGAAGGGTAAGAAGATATTAAAATCCATGAAAAAAACTTATGGTAAAAAGAAAGGAAAAACTGTATTCTATGCTAGCATTAACAAGGGTAAGATTAAAGGCGTGAAAAAAGGTAAAGCAACATGACCGACACAAAAAACAAGCGAGAAATTGAAAAAAAAATGAGAGATAACTTTGATTCTCTCAAAAGAGATGAGTTTATGTCTTTGTCAGAATATTTAATGAGCCCCATAGCAGTTAGAGATTTACAGAAGAAAGCGTTCGGTGGTCGTATTGGTTTTCAAGACGGACGAAGAGTGCAACCAGTAGAAATACCTGGCCCTGCTCAAGAAATGGAAATGTTAATGAAACGACTAATGGAAGAAGGTGGATTGTCAAGAGAGGACGCAGAAAAAGAAGCAGAGAGATTATTGTTTGGACCATCTGCAATGAAACTAAAAGATTCTAAAAGAGGTCTTGGTTCAATGATGGCCATGGCAGATCCAGAGGATGTAAGAGATCCAAGTGACATGTTAACGGATGATGCAATGGACATGCTTCAAACTGATCCGTTCGAACTTCTTAAAGAGGCGATTGAAAAAGGCACGATAGCAGAACTGCCTGAATCTGACATTTATTCAATGTACGACGCAGCGGTAGAACGTGGAGCGTTTGACGGAACATTTGAGGAATTTAAAGCTATGCTTTCACAGTTACAACAACGACGAAGAAGACCTGAAGGCATAATGCAAACAATGGTGACATAGCATGGCTATTGACAGAGACATGCCACTCAAAGAACAAATGAAGTTCGACATCAGAGCGCAAGAAGTGGATATTATGGAAGGTGACCCGCAGCTTGATGCTGATGGTGGCGCAACAATAAACTTTGGTTCATCACAACCAATGATGGGCGGACATAATGAAAACTTAGCTGAAAACATGAATGAAGGTGATCTTGATGTTATTGCAAGAGAACTTTCTGATGCATACGAGGGCGACAAAGAGTCAAGAAGTGATTGGTCATCTACCTATGCAGAAGGTCTAGAACTATTAGGAATGCAGTACGAAGACCGAACCAATCCTTTTCCAGGTGCATCAGGTGTATCTCATCCGTTGCTCGCAGAATCAGTCACACAGTTTCAAGCACAATCTTACAAAGAATTATTTCCTGCAGGTGGCCCTGTAAAAACTCAAATAATGGGTGCGATTACTCCACAAGTTGAACAACAATCGCAACGCGTTAAAGAGTTCATGAATTATCAACTCACTCACATCATGGAAGAGTACGAACCCGAACTGGATCAGATGCTTTTTCATCTCCCCCTATCCGGTTCGGCGTTTCGTAAAATATATTTTGATAACACTTTAGGCAGACCAGTGTCTAAGTTTGTGTCGTCTGAAGATTTAGTGGTGCCTTACGAGGCTACGGATATGCATACATGTTCTAGAATTACACATGTTGTGAAGATGATGTCAAATGACTTGCGTAAGTTTCAAGTGTCAGGTTTCTATCGTGACATTCCTGTGGGTGAACCGTCTGAAGGTGACCCAAGCGAAGTGCAAGATAAAATTGACGAGCTGGACGGCAAACAAAAAACATACACCAAAGACGATGTGTACACACTACTTGAGATGCATGTGGATCTGGACTTGCCTGGATACGAGGATGCCAATGAGGCAGGCGAAGAAACTGGCATTCGTTTACCGTATATTGTAACTATAGAAGAAGGTTCTAATCAAATATTATCAATAAGAAGAAACTGGAATGAGACTGATCCACTTAAAATTAAAAAACAATATTTCGTTCATTACAAGTTTTTGCCAGGTCTTGGTTTTTATGGTTTTGGTCTTATCCATATGTTGGGTGGTCTCACAAAAACCGCAACCTCTGTATTACGACAGCTTATTGATGCAGGGACACTCGTCAACTTACCTGCTGGGTTTAAAGCTCGCGGGCTAAGAATACGTGACGATGATCAGCCACTAGTTCCTGGAGAGTTCAGAGATGTAGATGCACCAGCCGGTGATCTTCGTGCGTCTTTGATGACACTGCCATATAAAGAACCATCAGGCACACTATTTAATTTACTTGGTTTTGTAATCGACAGCGGTAAATCTTTTGCAGCCGTAGCTGATATGAAACTTGGCGAGGGCAACGAAGTCAACCCTGTGGGCACAACCATGGCGTTACTGGAGCGTGGCATGAAAGTGATGTCCGCTATTCACAAAAGAATGCACGCTGCACAAGGCAAAGAATTTAAATTACTTGCAAAACTTTTTGCAGAAAGTTTACCACCAGTCTATCCGTATCAGATTGTTGGTGGTAATCAAGCGATCAAAGCACAAGACTTTGATGCACGTATTGATGTAATACCTGTGTCTGATCCTAATATATTTTCTGTTACACAACGTGTGACACTGGCTCAACAACAATTACAGTTGGCACAAGCAGCACCACAAATGCACAATATTTATGAAGCGTATCGAAGAATGTATGAGGCGATGGGCGTGCAAAATATTGACGCGATCTTAGCTCCGCCTCAACAACCACAGCCAAAGGATCCTGCAACAGAAAACTCTGAAATACTTGCAGGTATGCCGGCACAAGCGTTTCCTGGTCAAAATCATGACGCACACATTGAGGCACACTTTTCCATGATGCACAGCACTGTTGTTAAATCGAGTCCTATTGTCATGGCAAACTTACAGGCGCACATCATGCAACACATATCGCTAAAAGCTCAGGAAGAAATACAACAAGAAGTTATGGCACAAATGCAACAGTTGCCGCCTGAACAACAACAGATGATGCAACAACAGATGATGATGGAAATGCAATCACGAGTTGCTGAACGTGAGTCAGAATTGATTGCAGAGTTTGTTGCAGAGTATGAAGAGCTATTAAAACAATCAAGCGGCGATCCATTGCTCGACTTCAAACGAGAAGAGCTTGACGTCAAACAACAAGACATGATGAGAAAAGCAGAAGAGGCGAGTGAGAGATTAGGTTTTGAAAAGAAAAAAGCACGTGATAAAAAAGCAACTGATCGTGCAAAGATTGATCAACAAAAAGATGCCATCGCGCTTCGATCTGCAATCGCTACAGAAAAATTAGAAAAAGATTCTATAAACAAAGTTATGGACAAAGCTGAAAAAATTACATCGAACATGGATAAGATTACGTCTAACATTATAAAACCGAATGGAGGACTATAATGCCTGATTATGGTGGACCAGGAGGTTTTGGCCCAGGAACTACAGGAGGTGGCGAAGCCGCAACTGGAGGCATGGGTCCAGGTCAAGGAAGCGGTTATGGCGGCGGAAACGGAATGTCTCAAGCAACAAGAGACAGGCTGGCGGACATGGCCCGCACAGATATTACTAACACTGATGTTGAGGTGGAGAAAACACGATTGGCAGCAGATCGATTTGCTCAAAGAATGCAGCAAGAAGCAGATGTTAATAATCCTGTTAAATATGACGACGCGCTTCGACTTCACGGTGAGTTAACAGCTCAAAACATAAATCCAAATCAAGTCAGTTTGAAAAATTTTACGACAGGTCCGTTTGCACAAAAAAATGTTGTCATGCACAAAAACAAACGAATTGGTCAATTCGGAGCTCTTCCAGCTTTTGGTTTAAGTGGTTTTTTAGCTAACATTGCTGGTCTTGATTTACGAGGTTTGCAATTAGATCAATCTACGTTTGGCGAACCAGATAGAGGAGGGCGAGCCGATGAACGAAGCGTTATGGAAATTTTATACCCAAGCGAAGAGACATCGTTTATGGAAGAGCTGCCCATGAAAGCACAAGAGTCAGTCATACCAGGGTATGATCTTGCGTTTAGAGATTTTTATGGTCAACAGTTACCAACAAGAGGTTTTCAGCCAATGAGAAACGGTGGCCTTGCGTCACTGCCTATGAATTTTAATCCAATGACAAATGCTAATCCTTTTAGTATGATGATGCGAGGAGGACGATAATGTTTGGAGGAGGAAGAGATGCCGGCGCTGGCGGTAATTTTGGTAGTGAAAGTTTAGGCAAAGGATCAGGTAGAAACCCTGGGGGCGGACGTGGCGGAGACGGCGGGGACAGACGAGGTAGAGCTCAGAGGATTCGACAACAAATGTATCCTGGAATACTTCAAGGAGAAAGAATTCCTGAGTATCGTCAAAGAATGGCGCAGCAAAAACGACAAGCCGCTATTGACGCAGAACGAAAAGCTAGAGAAGAGGCAGCGAGAAAAGCAGCAGAAGAAGCAGCGGCAAGACGAGCACAGCAAGAGCAACAAAGAATAGCACAAGAGGCAGCAGCTAGACAAGCAGCAGAAGCAGCACAACAGGCAGCAGCAGAGGAAGCAGCACGACAAGCAGCAGAACAAGCTAGACAACAGGCAGAACAAGAGAGACTTGCAGCTATTGAAGAACAA